TATGTCTGTCTGCATTGCTACAATGCTAATAATGTCGTTGAGGTTAGCTGCAGATGCTAACGTAACCGTGTTGCCGTTACTTGTAGAGAAGTCACTCTCATCCATAAGGATACCGTTGACAAATACTTCCATCTGCCCATCGGTAAAACCTAGGGTCTTGCCATCGTCATCAGCACCAGTAAAAGCTGTTTGGCCTTGTGTAGCAGTGTAATCAAACTTAGCCCTTCCAAAGGATCTAACGTCTTTAGGTTCTGTGCCAATGTAAGCCATCTTAGCTCCTTACTCTGGTCTATTTTCCTCGGCTTCTGCGTTTCGTGCTGCGGCTGTTTTTACAACTTCTAAATCAAACGCTTGCGTGATCTGTGCATCTTCACCAGTTGCAATAGTTATTCCGTTTGCGTTGCAATGAGCTACAAGCAAAGAAATAATCCCATCTTTAGCTATTCTAGCCCTGTTAGTTAACGCGTTGTCTGCCCAATCTTGCACAGACACAGCCGCATACTCCATGCACTTATTTTCTGTGTCTGTAAGACTTACTGTAATATCTGGCATTCTAATCTCCTATGCTGGTTTTGTAGGCCATGTTACATCATCTAGGCTTGTTGCGCTATCAGTAATATCACGCAATGCCTGACGATAGGTTGTACGCTCAGAACTCATGGTTAGGTCGCTCGAAGCCCACCAATCTGTTTCTGCTAGTCTACGGTTACGCTCCTCGCGCAGTAACCTCATTGGTTCTGCATTGACTAGCTCAGTCTTTTTAGCTGATACCGCTGACCAAGTTGTGCCAAAGTCATCAGGATTGTCACTTTCTATGGCAGAGCCGTTATCGTCTGCCCCTGTCACTTTGCGAAACATCTCGTTAAACTCTGCTTCAGAAGTAGGTTCGCCACGCAAAACCCATTCTGTTACGCCTAATTCTGTTAATGCTGTTGCTATATCTGTCATTTGTTTATCCTAAAAATCTTATAAAGCAATTATTATAATTATCATTAGTTGAAGGTTTTACATAGTTGTTTCTCCATGCAAAAGACAAAGTATCACTTGCTGAACAACTAATAATAGCGTGAACTACGTTAGTCAGATATTCATAATTTGTCACATTTTTCTTCCAACTATGAACAACCAATGAATTATTATGGAGTAAGTAAAGACCCATCCAATCATTACTATCGTGATAATTAACATTCATAAAACATTCATAGTTTCCAGCTACAGGACAGGTAAAGTATCCAGTTGAATTATTAAAATGATTACCATCATTCGAAGCTATAGTGGTAAATAAAAGATTAGTATTGTAAGTGCTAGTTACTGTTCCATTCGAAGAGTTAACAGTCTTTGCTGCAAATACAATTTGATTAGGTAGTTTCATACGCCCACTGCTATCTATGGTTAACCCAGTAGCACCGCCAGTATTCTGTATTTCATCAACTTTTAAGATAGAACTCATTGGGCTATCTCCATAAGGGTCATGGTACTCCAAGGTGGTGGATTGTAACCATCGCTTGGATTTGTTTCTGACCTGTTAAAAAAGAAAGTCCTAGAACTATAAGATCCATCAGCTTTTGCACCTACAGTGTAAGTAATTTGAGATGTGGTAGATGGACTATCTAAATAATTAAAGGCTGTATTCCAAACCTTATATGTATCATTAGCATTAGCATTCGTTTGCAATCCAAAAGATGCGTCTGTAAATCTACTTTCTGTAAAATGAGAATTTCCTAATCTAAGAGCGGTAGACGTACCTCCAACAGTTCTAAGTAACCTACCTGCGGCATAACTGTTTGTTGTTCCTCCGTAAGCCACAACAATATAACACATAATTTTATTGCTGCTGCTGCTTGGTGTAATATTTAAAGTCATTAAATCTGTATAAGCACTAGCGGAATTATTTGTAACAAATGATGAACCTGTTACTTGTTTAACTTGAACAACATGCCCTGCAATCTGCACCCCATTGCCACTAGTCTTTTCGTTTATGGTGTCTACTTTGAGAATGCTCATCCTGCAATCTCCTGAAGTGTTAAAGTTGATATTGGCCTTGGGCTATTACTTATATTGTTTCCTCTGTTTATATACAGAGGGTTTGACGATCCAGTTCCACCATCATTAGTCCAGAATTTTAAAGCATAGGTTTGTTGCGAGGTAGAAGATGGACTATCTAAAATTGTATGGCTAAAAGAGAAAGGCGCCCAGTTTGCGGCAGAACCATCACTATCTTGAGTTTGTAAACTATAACTTTCCGCTGTTCTAACACCAATGCCGCTGCCTTGATAGCCACCACTAGACCAATTACCATCTGTAGCGTTCGTATCAGTTCCAAGAGTTATATCTGTAGAGCCACGGAATATACCTAAATAACCAGTGTAATAGTTATTATGCCATGCCCATGTTTGCATCATGACTAATATCTTTGAAGACGTACTTGATGGTGTAATATTAACAGATATAGCTGTAGTCGGTGTTTTTGAAGTTGTTGAGGTTAACGTGTCATATGTTCCTGTAACAGTTTGAATAACATGCCCTGAAGCATGAAGCGTCTGACCAGACGGCACGATAATCTTATTAGCATTACCGCCACTACTAAGACCTTTTAGATTTTCTACGTGAAGTGTACTCATATTATTGTCAAGTTCCCATTAACTGTAAGCGTCACACTAGACGCTATTGTTAGAGGCCCATTACAACTAGCATTTTCAGTGCTTGCTATGGTTGTGTCTGTACCCATGCTCTGCTCGTTAGTTTGAAACAAAGCGGTCTTCATAGTGTTTTGCGTTGTATCATAGATTGGCGCTCTAATGCTGCTTTGGAACGTGCCACCACCTGAAAGCGTAGGTGCATCTGCAACGCTGAATGTATTGTGACATATAATAGTTATCTCGTCATCTAGTGCAGCGGCTGCGCCTAGTACTACTGTCGTGCCTGTAGTGGCTGTATAATCGGCAGGTTGTAGCAGTATTCCATTTTGATAAACATCAACTGCACCAACGCCATAAACAGCATTAAACGTAGTTTGCGAAGCTGTAGCCGTAAATGTGTAGGCTCTTCTTGTACCTTCGGTTAGTGTTTGTCCTATGTATGCCATGTCTTAACCTATTAAAAACCCACTAAAAAATCCGTCACTATCCATTCTAATATTTGTATCACCAGAGACGCTTAACCTAGAATAAACATAGTCGTTTGCTGACATATAATGTACGGCAGCAGCGTGAATAGTGTGGTAAGTTGTTTGAAGGCTTGTTAGATTTCTAGCAACTACAGAACCACCACCATCCAGAATACTAAAATAAAAGTAACTACCTCCAAAACTGTCTATTCTGTTAGAGAAAGCAAAATAATAATAACCCGCAACAGGTGCAGTAAATCTTCCCGTACTTACGTTAAAGTGCGAACCAGCTTGGACTAATGTGTTAGATTGGTAATCACTGCCAGATATAGTTCTATCACCAGTAGCGTCTACATTTTGCACCGCAGCGCATCTAATTCTAAACATAGGTTTAGAAGGCATGTTCACATTGCCTGAACTGTCTATTCTTATATGTCCTTGATTGTCTCCATGCCCAATCTCAAACATACTTTCGGACTCATCATAACGTAATTCACCCTTAACAGTGTTTGAGCTACCAGTTGTAAATTGAAGAATGGCATCATCATTTGACCCATTATCATCTTTATCAGTTTGTATTTTAACTACATTATAAGAATTTGAAGTAAGATTTGTACCTGTGCTTGTGGTCGTTAGTGTGCCATCAATAGATAAACCACTGTCTTTAAGTGTAGCTAAATCTTTAGACTTACCCATTAGGTAATCTCCAATATACCCATAATGACATCACAACTGCTCGCTGCGCTCGATGTAACCTTTACACTGTCACCCGTTTCTAACACAACTTTTTGATCTCCTCCAACCACGATGAGTGACCCTCCACTTGGGACGGTTCCACCTTTAATCATGAAGTGGTCGTTAGATCCGTCATTCAAAGCTACGTCTACCGTAATTGCTGAAGTGGTGTTATTAGAACAGGTAAGGCCTATAATGGTAACCTGTGTGTTAGCAGCTACCGTATAGCTTCCTACTGTTGCTGCACTCGTTCCTACGTTACGAGAGAGCTTTCTTTTAAAATCATTTGCCA